GAGCAGCTCTGCGGGAGACCCCGCGAGTGATAAGCCCAGCTTGGCCGCGTGGGTGACCAGCTGGTCGTAGTCCGCCGAGTCGGGGAAGATCTGGTCGGCCACCCAGGCCAAAGACTTGTGTAGCCCCCACACGGCGCTTGACTGCGCCACGGTCTTGTGGGTATTAGGGCTACCCTGGCTCAGGTCGACCGCCGGGTCCTGGTTGCGCCAGTCGGTTAAAGCCTCTTCCAGGATGGCTTCAAAGCTTTTGTAAAAGGGGTTGTTCATGCCACCCTCGCAAAGTTGGTGTAGGTGACCAGCTCGCCATCGGCGGCCGTCACGGTGACGGTGTACTTGATACGGCCGCTGTTAACAGCACGCTCGGTGACGGTCTCGTGGGCGATGATCCGGCCGGTGTCATAGAGCCACTGCAGGGCCTCGGAAACATAGTCCTTCAGCAACTGCTCGGTACGCGGCAGGTTCTTCTCCCGCTGCAGCAGGTGCAGACGGCTGCCGAATTCCGGATTGAAAAACCAGCTTCCCCGACGGATCGCCAGCGACAGGTAAACCTGGTTCATCAGGTCGCTGCCCGGCTGGTCGGTGAGTTCCGCCTGTCCAAAACCGTCGACGGTGAGGTAGTACCCGGCCATTACGCGCCTCCCTGGGGAACCGGCGGCAGCGTTTCCTTGCCGGAGACCGGGTGAACGTGAAAGTCATGAGTGGTGCGGATCCCGGCCATGGTCCCTGCGGCGTCGCTCACGTCGCCGTTCCCTTCGATGTCGCCGGCGACCTGGAGTTTTCCCGAAATCGCCACGTCCCCCTTTAGTTCGATCGCGGGTGCCTCCGCAACGATTTTCTTGGGGCTCTTGGCCACGATCCCCTCCCGGGAAAGATGTACTACCTGTCCCAGGTCGTCATGCAGTGCGACCTCGCCCTCGCCCAGCTCGATGTAGTAGCGCTGGTCACCTTCGGCTATAGACACGAAGTGGTTGCCCTCGCGGATGATCACCACCGCGCACCCGGCCTGCGGCCGCGAGCTGAACCCGTAGTGCTGCAGGAACTCGCGGTCCTCAAACTCACCTTCGCCGCGGCCGTCTGCGCTGAAGAGCCTGATCGCCCCGTTCAAGATCCTGGTGATGGTGCCCCTGATCATGCTTTCTCCCTGGGTAGCCCGATCTGCAGGTGGGTGCGTGTCCCCTCGCGCTTGTCGAGCTCGAAGGTGCGGCCGTACACCAGGTACGTCCCGTCGATTTCGAGATCCTCGTCGTAGATCCGGCAGAGCTCGTTGTAGCGGTAGTTGTAACCTCCCTGGGAGTGCCCCGGGACGGTTATGTCGAGCCGCCAACCGTCGCGGCGCATCTTGTCCCGGATCGCCTTGGCCTGCAGGGCCGGGGTGAGGGAGTCGTTGTTGGAGCGCGCCACGTAGGGCTTACGGAAGGGGTAGCTTGTATCCTCGGCCGTGCCCCTTACCGGCTTGCTGGAGCCCTGCGGCTGGCCGACCACCGTGATCCGCGACCAGCGGCGGTCGTAGTCGTTATAGAAGCTGGCGTTCTCGATGTTGTTGCCGACGCCGTCATGGCGGTTCACGAAGCTGTAACGGACCACGTCCTCGCCGATCGCCTTGGGTACCCCGAAGGTCATGGTGCCGTCGGGGGCGGACCAGAAGAGCAGCCCGCGGGATGCCGCATACTGGCTCAACACGTCGTGCACCGTCATGCCGGGCTCGATCTGGCTGAAGGCGTGCGGGGTGGAGGCCCCCATGATGGCGGCGATCGGGTCCTTCTTGGCCTTCTTCTTGTGCGCGAGCCCGCCGGTCGTCTGCTCCGGAACCTTGATCAGCTTGCGGTCCAGGAAGGGGATCCCCGCCCAGGTTGAATTCTTCAGGACGCGCGAGCCGAACAGGAGGTACTCTGCCAGCGCCTTGATCGTGACGCCCTGCAGCCCCCGGAACTCCTCGCAGTAGGTATCGACCACCAGGCCCATCAGATCCCGCCCCTGCAGGCGGATGGTGTTCCCCTCGCGCTTGTTGTAGCCCTTGATAATGGACCCCACCATGCCGGTCATCTCCAGGCGGTCGTTGACGAACAGCTTGGCCGGAATGCCGCCGGCAACACGCCATCCGGGGTTGGTCATGGTGACACTCCAGGTGTCGGCCGCGTTAAACATGTCGCCGCCGATGGCGTACCCGGTGAAGTTGGTCACCTCGAGGCCGTCGAGCTGAAGGCTGACGCTATCCATAGACCAGCACCTCCCCCTGGGTGAAATTGGGACGGCGGATGCGGTTCACGGCCAGGAGGCGCTCGGCGTCGCGATAGGGTAGCCCGGCGGCCAGGCAGACCAGATGCAGCGGCAGGGGCTGATCCACCTGCAACGCCACCAGTTCCTCGCCGGAGACCTTCACCTGGCTCAGGTGGTCGATCAGCGTGCGCGCCATCTCCTTCAGCTCGGTGCGGGTGCGGTCCAGCTCGATCGCCTCCTGCACCCAGGCGCGCGCCAGGGCGGCCGCATCTTCCATCTCGCGCACGGTGAGGACCGGCGCGGGCTCGGCGGAGTAGAGCCGGTTGCCGGCCGGATCGAAGGCAGCAGTGGCGCCCGCAGCGAGGTTGGCTCGGCGGTTATCGTCGTCGGCCCCAAAGATCTCCCCAAGGGCAAGGCAGGCGCGAGCCGCCCCGACCGCCCGTACCTGGGAGGCGAACTCGGCCGGCAGCGACGCCTCCAACTGGAGCAGGCCACCGCGCAGCGAGTCGAGGAAGCGCTTCGGGGAACCGGTGAGCCGGTCGTACAGCACGGTGTAGCGTTCCACGCAGCGCGCCAGCGACCCCAGGACCCGCCCCGGGAGATTGGTGCCGAAGTCGATGGTGCTGACCAGGCGGTTGGCCGGAGAGCTGATCTCGAGGAGAGTCCCCTCGAGCTTGTTCACCGCCGAGTCGACTTTCTTCACGTAGTCCCAGGCGGCGCGCGAGACGCCGGTGAACTGCTCCATGATGCCGAGCTCCGGATCGAGGTCGACCTCGAGGATCCCGTCCGCCTGGTTGCCGATCACGGTCATGGCGTAGGCCGACAGCCGTGACATCTCCTCCAGGAGGGCTTCGCTTAGCGCCGCTTCCATGGAAGCGACCACGTCGACCACCGTGGTGAGGCCCGCGGTGCTTTCTCTGCGCTGTTCAAGGAAGTCGAAGTCGACCTCGGCGTAGCGCTCGGAGTCGTCGTGGCGCACGCTAAGGCGGTTGATCTCCCCCTTCACCAGGCCGTACTTCGGGTGGGTCAGCTCCAGCTGGGCGGCTTCCTGCAGGAGTTCCAGGAGCGCCTTGTGGTTGTCGTATCCGATGTGGTTGGGCTGGTCCCAGAAGATGGCGCGCAGCCTTACCTGGCGCACGCCCTGGCCCAGCTTCTCCAGGTCGGCGCCGTCGACATGGGGGTACTCGTGACGGGCGATCGCCTGCTCGAAGGTGTCCTCGATCGTCTCCAGCTCGAGCGGGATCCTGGCGCCGCCAATGGCGGATATGTAGGCGTAATCGTCGGTCACAGGTTGGGCCTCAGGATGGCGTCGTCGAAGCTGCCGCGGCGCACCGTGGTGTTGACGTTGGTGTTGGTGTCGTTGGAAACGGCGATCAGGCGGCCGTCGCGGTCGATGCGCAGGTCGATGCTAATTTCGTTTTTGACGTTGGATGAACTGAATACATCGCGCCTCAGTTGCGCCGAGTCGCGCGGCAACTGCTCGGGGTGGAAAGCATCATAGATCTCTTCACCCATCCAGCCGGGACCGGAATACTTACCATCGCTGGTCTTGGAACGAATCCAGCCGAGACCGTAGTTGACCCCGGTGCCGGCGGCGTAACCGCCAAGCAGAGCAGCGGTATATGGGAGCACGGCCCCACCAAGCTCTGCGGCACCAACCACCATGGATGATTTAATCAGCGCTTTCGCCGCACGGGCGCCCGCCCCGGCAGCCTTTTTGCCTCCGGCGGCAATAGCGCCACCGCCCAATACACCACCGACCGCATCGGCAACTGTGCTTCCTCCCATATTGCCGGGCCAGTTGGTGACGAAGACCGGAGTAACGCCTGCCATCTTCTCCAAGGCCTTGCCCATGACTACACCTTCGGCGGTATTGGCGGCACCGCCGATGAGCCCCTTAAGCATCTTGGGGCCGAATCGTTTCGCAATTGCAGCTGAGACCACGGCGGCGCCGCCGACACCGATGATCTCCGCTCCGGAAAGCTCAAGCCCCCCCTGTTCCTTCTTGTTCAGGGAGAACTGGATCAGCTTGGCAATGGCCTGATTGACCGGCTGTGCAAATTGATCACCAGCCTCCCTCAAGGCTACCTTCAGGCGGCCGGTCTGGTCGACCGCGTTGGCGATCGCTTCAGGAAGGTCTCTCTTCAGCGTTCCGCCGGCACTGTCGATTTGGCTGGTGAAGTCGCCGACCTTGGTAAGCGCATCGCCAGAAAGAAGGGTGCGCAAGCCCTTGATAGTGTCAAGGTCCGCATGACCGAAAGCCCCTTGGATGAAGCTTGATCTCTGGGCATCGGTTTTCAGGGCCTGGTACTGCTTGCGCAGATCTTTAAGCACGGCCAAGGGATCACGGCGGCCGCCTTTGTCGTCGAAGAACTTGACGCCGGTGGCACCCTGGGCCTCGGCCATGTACTTCAGGTTGGTGAAGAGCCTGAGGGTGGAATCGGTCAATGTGGCCAGGCGCTCCGGCTGGCGCTCCACCATGGAGAGTGCCTCAATGAACGCTAGCGTCGATTCGAACTTGAAGCCGGCGCTCTCCGCGTTCACGCCCACCCTGGCGAAGATGTCGCTCAGGTTCTCAAGCTCGGCGTTCCCCAGTCGCCCCGCCACCACCATCTTGTCCAGGAGCTCAAGGGCTTGCCCCGGCTTCTCGAGATCGATGTTGAACGCTTCGGCCCCAACGGTGAGCGCCCCTGCCAGCCCTTTTTCGTCGGCACCGGTCACAACCGACGCGATGTTGATGGCGCCGGTGGAACCGCGGGCGGCGTTCCAGCTTTGTCCGGACTGGATCAGGCTGTCGAAGCCCTGCTTCAGCCTGTCGACATCACGCCCGGTCTCGGTCCCCATGCGGAAGAACTCCTTGCGGAGTTCCCTCGTCATGGTGATGGTTTCGCCGGCGGTCTGCTTCAGCTGGATCAGCCCCTTGTCCAACTGCGCCGATGCAACCTGGTTCTGCATCACGCCATAGCTGACCCCCAGCCCGGCCAGAGTTCCCTGCACCGACCGGATGCTTCCCTTCAGGCCGTCCATCTCCCGCCGCGCGCCCTGGGTGAAGCGCGAGACGTCGCGGCCGGAGCCGTCAAGGCCGGTGCGAAAGTTGGAGTTTTTTACCAGGAGCTCCAGAAAGAGCTTCATATCTGCCATGGGGGTCTCGCTTTGTCTTACTTTGTCTTACGTTTCACTACCGCTTCGCGTTCCCACTGATCGCCGGGTTTATTCCTGGGTCTCTTCACCAGCCTGCTGTGCGCCAGGAGCCGGGCTATCTGCTCCTCCGGGCTCATCTCCATGATGCTGGTCAGGTCGTACCCGATCTTCACCAGGGCGATCTCCGTCTCCCTGCTCTCCTTCACCTCCGGCAGAGCTTCGAAAATCCCGCCTCCGCTGGACGATGGTGGCCCCGGCCATCCCGAGCTCGTTGCCGTCCTCCGGGAAAAGGTCGAGAACCATCTCCGGAGTGACCCGCGCGATGCCGGTGACGGTGAGGCGTTTGGCCAGCACGGCGGCCGCCATAAAGGCGGGGTCGACGAGAGCCTCACGGGCGATAGTGTGGTCGGTGAAGACTTCGAGCTTGTGCTTGAAGCGCTCCTCCTGAAGGAGGAACTCCTTGTGGAATTCGCCCTCTACTTCGATGCCGATGAGGAAGGTGCCCTTGTGCTCCATTACTGCACCTTCCTGTCCGCGGCCACCAGGCTCACCTTGCGGATGGTCTCGTTGTCGTCGTCGAACTCCTCGTCGCCGACTTCGAGGGTGGAGACGCCCAGGTAGATCACCTTGGTGCCGTTGTCGTACTCGATGGTGAGGGTCTTGTCCTCGATGGACTCGTAGTCGTAGCCGGGCCCGTCTTCGGGGATCAGGGTGTCCAGCTCGATCATGTAGTTGGGGGTCTGCCGGATGGAGCCGCGGCGTCTCATGACCTTCACCTGCTTGCGCAGTACCCGGCGCCCTTCGCGTACCCTTTTCACGTCCTTCAGTTCTTCGCCGTCCAGGATGACGTCCGCGGCGGCGATGTATTTGCTGTTCATGTAATGCTCCTTTAGCTGGCCTTAAATGTAGAGCTCGATGGTGCCGTCCAGGACGTGCAGCCCGGGGACCACGGGAGCCGGTATCACGGCATGAACCCAGCCGACCTGGCTGGCGTCCTTCTCCACGATCAGGCGGTGCTTGTAGAGGTCGATGTCGACCAGGATCTCGGCGGCCTCCAGGCGCTTCAGCGCCGCGTAGTAGAGATCCCAGAGGCGGGACAGGGTGCGCGCGGTGATCTTGGCCGGTTTGGGGATGGCGCGGATCACGTCGCGCACGTAGTCCAGGGTGTCGATGGCCGACTCGTCCAGGAGCGCGTCGTCGGCAATGCCTTCACCGTCGACCAGGTAGTTGGTGACGGCGCGCACGACCTGGATGCGGTCGCCGGGGCCGACTTCGAGGGGCGTCACGCCGTTGTGCAGGCAGGATTCCTGCTCCGCCCGGGAGAGGCGGTCAGCGAAGGGCGGAACGTGCAGCCCCTTCAGCACCGCTCCATTGAGCGGCATGGAGGGGTCTTCGATCGCCGCCCGGTACCCGACGAAGGCGGCTGCCACTTCACACTCGTGGCTGTAGCTGCCACGCAGCAGCGGCAAACGGGTGCGTCCGGAGTTGAGGGTGCCCGCCTGGGTGGTGGCGGTGCCCATGGCGCCGATCATGCCGTAGTAGGCACGGGACCCGCGCTGCTCGATCTTGCCGGAGACCTCCTCGACGTGGTCGCGCAGCAGGATGAGGTTGGCGGCGTCGGTGAACTGGCTCACGATGAGGTGGTAGCGCACGCTGTAGACCGCGGCGAGAGCATTGGTGATGTCGGGTGCTACCAGCCCGCCGGCCATGGCCGCCACGGCGACCGCGACGCCAGGGGCTGTGCAACTGGCCGCGAGCTTGATGCCGTTGCCGAACGGGCCCTTCGCCTTGGAGGTGCAGGTGACCACGCCCAGGGCCACTGCGGAACTGACCGGGAGCTGATGGTCGAGCGCGAGGATGGCGGCGCGAAGCGCTGCTGAGATCTCGGTGTCCGTGTCGTCCTTCGCGATAGCGAACTCGATCTTCTTATTGCCGATCCAGGCGGTGAGCGTGCCGGCGCCGGTGGCTGGGCCGGTGACGGTAAAGGTGCCGGTTGCCGCTGCAGAGCCGACGGCGTCGTCCAGGGCAATGACGGTGAGGTCGAGGAGCGGGTTGTTCTTGATGGCGATCGCCGCCATGAGGTGCGCCGGCGAGCCTTTGCCGAAGTAGGTCGCGGCTTCCTTGTCGCTGAATATCCCGGTCGGCTGCAGCGCTGCCACGGTACCCGCCGCGAGGCGCTGCGCCATGATCAGAACGCGCTGCGCGTTCGCCGGTAGGTTGCTCTGTGCCCGGCTGGTGTCGAAACCGAGATAGCTCCCGGGCTTCCTGGTGGAGTTGGGTAAGGTTTCCAATTAGACCTCCTCCCCGGCTTTCTTCCGGGTCGTGTTTGCCGGCGCCTCCGGCGGGGTTACCAGCGAGGTGTCGCGCACCAGCCGGTGGTAGTACTGCGTGTCCGGAACTTCGACGAAGGCTTCGTCGGTGATGTATTCCCGGGGCTTGCCTTCTTTGGGCACCCTCGTCCCCGCGGCGGCTTTGACTTGCATGGTTGCTCTCCTTTAAGCGGCGTGTTGGTCCTCGGCGTCGAGCTGGTCGTCGCCGGGGGTGAGGAAATAGTCGATGGCAATGCCGAGGAGTTCCTCGATCTCCTCTTCATCGAGCTGCTCTATGGTGTACGAGGTGGCGAACTGGAGCAGGTAGACGCTCTTACCTTCCTCGTGGTCGTCCTCGTTGGTGACCTCGCGCCAGCGTAGCGGCTCGAGCTTGGCGATCTTAAGACCGAGCTTCTGGCCGATGAGCAGCTGGAAGATGGCTTCAACCAGGGGGTTGGCTCCCTCCCGCCGGGCCGCCTTTCCTTTGGCGTGCTTGAACTCGAGCATGATCGACAGGGTGAGCAGCTGCTCCCAGGCGCCGGCGTTTCTTTTGAAGCTCCCCTCGAGGCAGGCGGCGGAGAGAGCCGGGTTCACCAGGAGCCCGTTGGTATCGGCCTGAACCCCGGTGCTCCGGATCGCGGTGATCCGGCCGGTGAGGTACTGAAGCGCTGCCTGTTCGATTTCGTTGATCATGTAAAGCCTCTTTAAACGCTCTTTGCACGCCGCCTGCAGCGGTCGCAGATTCCGCCGTGCGGGCCTGTCCGGTCGACCATGGTCATATTGGGCCGCTGGCAGAGTGGGCAGGTACGGCGGGGGTTGCTGGGGCGCACTCGGCCCAATCCTCTCGGCGCCCTGCGCTGGTAGTGCGGGCTCTCCGCCCAGCGGCCGTCTCCCACGGGGATCAGCGGGGGGAGCTTAGAACCTCTGCCGTTTACGTGGTTTTGCCACTGCCAACTATGCCGGGTACACCAGCCATGCTCGTTCAGCGTCTTGTTTCCGTTCACCGACTCTGTGCATCCCATCACGCTGCATGGTCGCCTGGAGCCGGGCTTCGATCCGCCCCGATACGTGAGGCCTTCGGCGATTTCCGCTGCAGTGACGATGATGATCAGTCTGGGCCTCGGGTGATAGGCTCCGCATCCCCAGCACCTGGCGTATTCATCGCGGCAGGTCCCTTCGTCCAGCCCGCGCTCGTAATGCACCTCACAGATCAGGTAGCCATTGCAGCGGGGACATCGCACATCACTGAGTCCGGACCGTCGAGTAATTGCCCAAGGCTGGGTTACCCATACGGTACACGTTCGAGTTCCCCACAACATCGATCAGCTCGACGGATACGATCTTCCATGCTCCAGTTTGCGAGTACTGCGGGAGGGACGCGGGGACCGAGTAGGTGCCGCTGTTCGCCGTTCCGCCGGTTCGTTGGCCGGCGTCGAATCGCACGAACTTAATTTGAGATCCGTTGTTCGGGGGGATCAGCGTCAGCGTTCCCCGCTGGAAGCCCGTAAGGCCGTCCGTTATGTTCATGGCGGCGGTGATCGTCTGCTCACCGTTACTGGTGTCAACGGTCGCAGGAGTGAAGGAAAAGCCAGCCAGGACCGGAGCAGCCACATCCTCAGTACCCAGAGCGTCGAAGCATCCAATGCCATAAGCGAAAAATACGGCACTCAATATTGTCAAGGTAGTCAATAACGTCTTCATTAATAGGTCCCCCCTAGACCGTCATCAGGTCAATGCCAATGGACTCGGCTACTGCGAGCAGTTCGGCCATGGTGACGGCAGAGTACCCTTTGTCGATGAGCTGCTGCTGGCGCCCCAGGATCTGCCCGGATAGCTGCCGGAACAGGCTCACGTTCCCCTGGATCTTTGCAGCCATTTCAGCGACCGAGATGCCGCGGGCCGTGGCCATGGCGCTGATCATGGGCACGACGGCGGATGCGTCCGCCAGATATGCTTCCGCCTCCCGCTGCTGTACATGCCAGGTTTCCCGCTCGGAATCGCCGTAAGGGTTGACCAGTGCCTGCAGCTGGCTCGCCCCCCAGTTGCGGGCGGCAAGCTCGACATAGCGAGGCAGCTCAGGGAAGACCTCAATTATCTCGGCATAGGTCGCCGATCCTGCGGTGTCCTCCCATAATTCCGCCCGAAGCTTGGGGTCCGCGCTGTAGACGTCCATGCTCCTGCACCCCCATACCTTGCGGCTGAATGATGCGGGGTACACCGGGGGCTGCGCCGGGTTGAGATGATCCTCCAGGTGCGAGGTTTCCGGCCCCCAGTGCCCCGGGGTTACCAGTACTTGTTCCTCGGCCTCGTAGTTGCCGATCGGGTTACCGTCGTTGTCGTAGGTGATGACAGGCTCGGGGGTCTCGTAAACCGGATCGATCCAACGAGGCTCGTCGACGACCTCGACCTGAATAATTTTCGGAGTTACCTGCCCCAGGTAAAATATCGTGTGTCCCATACGTGTCTCCTATGCTACGGCGGCTGATATCTGCTCTTGCCGCTGTTTGTGGTATCCCATCAAGATCCTTCTGAGCGAACTGCGATTCCAGGGTGCGCCTTGCTTAGAGGGGATACTCATAGCATTTAGCCGGTCGGCGATTTCCTTGTAGCCCAGCCATTCATTCGTGCGCCACTCATACATCATTGCCAGCACGCGCTGTTCTTCAGGATTCTCCACCAACAGGCCGTCGACAGCATCATGGCCATAGGGTGTATGTCCGTAGACCTGGCCGTTTTTGCGCAAATGGTCCAGCGCTGTCTTTGTCCGCTCGGAAATCAGCTCACGCTCCAGCGCGCAAAGGGCAGACAGGATGGTAAACAGAAAGTTCCCCATAGCGGTCGTGGTGTCGATCTGCTCCTGCAGACTGGCGAGCCCGGCCCCTGCCGCTCTGATCTTCTCGGCGATATCCATCAAGTCGCGGGTGCTGCGGCTGATCCTGGACAGAGAGTAAAAAACGAGAGTCGCCCGCGTTTTGCATGCGAGATCCATTGCTCTCAAAAATTCCGGGCGGTTTTTTGTTGATTTGCCAGATACACCGGCGTCGCAGAACTCTCCGATGATTTCCAGCCCTTGCTGCGCGGCGTAGGCACGGGCACGCGCGAGCTGCGCATCTAGAGATACCCCTTCTTCAGCCTGCCGCTCGGTTGATACCCTTGTGTAAATGACTGCTTTCATCCCCATCCCTTATTCGATAGCCACTGCGCCGTCCGCCATGATGGTCAGTCTCAGCTTTCCGGCCTTGTCGTAAACCTTCACCTTCGGAGTGCTGTCTGGTTCATTCGGACCTTGCTGGATAGTAAGGATGTCCTGAGCCAAATCCCTGGGCTTTATCATCCGGACAGCCGAGCCGTCACCCTGCATGATCGGCATGGTGTCGGTGGCTGCGGGAGGTGTGGCGGCTGGCAGGCGCCCCTTGAAGTAGTCCAGCATGCTTTCGCCCGGATAGGCGGTCCCGGGGGCTACAACCACAATCAAAAAGACTAGTACGAATCTCATGTTGCTTCCTCGGCTACGAGCGACTGTCCGTTGTCCTCGTTGAAGAGGAACTCCCCGTTGTCCTCGTTGAATAGGGCCGCCGCGTCGGCCGGTACGATCTGAACGCTGAACGGCATGAAATCGAAAACTATGGCCGGGTCGGCGTTGAAGCCGAGTACGGCGGGTTCCTCCAGGAAGACCAGGAGGATATCTTCGGGAACGATGCTCAGAGCCGGCTCGACACAGAACTCCAGTCGGGCCTGAGGGTAGACGACCGGCGTCATCCCAGTCTCGGCTCCACCTTGAGCCCGGCTATCCGGTGCGTCTTCTCCTTGCCGCCGGCGTCACTAACCAGTATCTCGGCCTGCCAGTTGCCCTCGACCAAATCCCCAGGTCCCCACTGGAACTCCAGAATCCCGGCCGGACCGTCGGCGATGACCGCGATCTTGGTGAAGAGCGCCGCGTATCCGATCTTCAGGGTGAACACGTAGCCGGTGATGTCGACCGGCTGTCCGGACACCTTGTAGGTGAGTCGAGTGGGCCGGGTGTCGCCAGCGGTAAGAACAGTGCCTGCCATGTCAGAACCCCTTCAGCTTGTCGTCGGTAAAGATCTGCTGCCGCGAGGACACACGGAAGCGCCGGACGGCATCGGGCTCGGGCGTCATGGCAGAATCTTCATTTCTAAGTTTCACCTTGCCGGTCAGTATCAACTCACGCAGCATCTTGATGGCGTTATCGTACTGATCCTGCCGCGTCTTTGGGATGGCCTCGGCGTAACGGGCATAGACGTTATAGATGGTGATCATGGTGGAGAGCCTGGTGATCAGCCGCGGTACCGGACTAAGCGGCAAGTCGAGCCCTTCGGGAATGTAACCGTCGATCTCACTGTCGGCCGCCTCGATGCAGCCAGCGATCTTGTCCTGGTCAACTACGCCGAGGCCGTCGTCATCGGTCAGCTCGATGAGGGTCTGCTCGGGGATCGCCCGCTTCAGTTTTTCAAAATCGGTGTACGCCATCATGGCTCCAAAAGGAGGGGGCGGGTCGCGCCCCCTCTGTTTAATCCTGCGGGGTGCTTCGCTACTGCCGTCTGATACAAAAGTCCACGGTCCGGGGCGCCGCGGAATAGCCTTCGAAGCGGAAGATGGAAAAGGCAGAGCCGCTGGCGTTGGTGACCGCGAAGGGAGCGGCCCCCACTCCAACTTGCCTGCCGTCCAGAAACCATTTGCCCTTGACCGGTGCGCCGGCGGAATCCGTCGCGTCGACCTCGACCCCTATGTATCCGGCAGTGGAATAACTCTTGAAGGCACCCTTGGTCACGGTGACCTGGTCGCAGCGGCTCTTGGCCACGTCGGGGGCGATGCTCTTCAGGTTCGGCATGGGGTTCCGGGAGCGGTCGAAGGGGATCTTCCCGGCGGCAAAGGCAATGGTGACGAACGCGCTGAGGATCATCAGTCCGGCCAGCAGCAGTGCGTTCATGTAACGTTTGTTCAGCATGTCTTTCCTCCTATGCTGCTGGTGGTTACACCAGGATGCGGATGAGGTCGCCGGCTGCGGCGGCCGCGTCCAGGGTGTGGCCGTTGACGGCGCCGGCGACGTGGGTGATGGCCTTGCCGTCGGCGTCGGAATCGACGTCGGTGTCGACGGCGATCGCGGCGCCGGCCTCGACGACCAGGATGCCGCTGAAGTTGAACGGCGCCTGTCGTCCGACTGCGGTGTCAGCTTCGCAGACGCCCAAGGCCTTGGCCCCGGCCGCGCACTTTGCCCCGTCAAAACCGACGAAACGGCGCTCGACCAGGTCGGCGGTTTTGGCCGTGATGGAACCGGTTCCGGTTACGATCTGTGCTTTCACTTCTTAACTCCTTTTTCTGCCTTGTCTTTCGACCCGGTCTTTTCTTTCTGCGCCTCGGCCAGCTGCAGTTCCAGGCTGGCAACCGTCTCCCGCAGCGTTTTCAGTTCGGAGGTCAGCTCGTCGAGGTCGCTCTCACGATTTGCCAGCTGAGAGTTGAGGCTGGTAATGGTGCCGTCGCGCTCTCCCAGCTGGAACTGGAGACTGATGATGGTGTTGGCGCGGTCCCCTAACTGGGCGTAAGCATCATCGATCTTCGACTCCAGCCCGGTGATCACCGCCTTGAGCTCATCACCTGCCTTTGCCTCGTCCTCGGCATCCAACAGGTCGAGAAACTCCTCGAGTCTGGCTGCCTCCTCGGCATCGAGCTCGATCTTCCTGCCGATGCGGTGAATCTTGCCATCCTTCCGGATGGCGGACTTCTTGACCACATAGGTGGCCAGTTCCTTGTTACTCACGTGGCCTCCCTACTTGTTGGTGTTGGTGACCAGGTACCCGGCATCGGCGCCGACGATCTTGACGTCGAACAGGTCGGTGTTCCGGATCAGCTGGATCTTACCGCCGTTGGTGACGTAGGTGTCGACGACGGGCTTGCTCTTCTTGCGGAAGGTGTAGCCGAAGCTGGGCTCGTACATGGTGCGCTCTTTGCCCGTGGCCGCCGGCTGGTACCCCATCCACATCATGTCGCCCCAGATGTCGTGCGAGGTGCCGTCGTCGTCGGTGTAGATCATCTCGCCGACCACGATCTCCTTCTCCAGGACTTCCTTGATGATCTCCAGGGTGACGACCTTGTTCTCGGTCGACTTGATGCGGTCCAGGAACATCGGGTGCTTCTTCCAGGACTTCAGGGTCGAGGCGCCGATGACGATGAGGTTGGCGCGCTTGGCGATCTGGCTGCGCA